TCGACTTCCTGGCCCTGAGCTGGGTCCGATTCCGCGATGACATGCGTGACCGCAAGACCCGCAAGATCAATTGGCGAGCTCACTACCGCAACGCCGTCAAGGGCAACTGGTACAAACTCTGGTGGTTCACCCCGGACGGCGATTGCAAGCTCACCACAGCCGGCGAACAAGCCAAGCGAGCCGCCGCGTGAGCGCCGACTACGCAACCGACCGTCCGCCGGCGGATGTCGCCTCGCTGCTGCTACCGCCGCACGACATCGCGGCCGAGCAGGCCGTTATCGGCGGCTTGATGCTCGCGCCGGATGCGCTGGCCAAACTTTCCGATTGGCTCATGGAGGGGGATTTCTACCGCAAGGATCATCGGCTCATCTTTCGCGCTCTCGGTGAACTCACTCGACGCGGGACGCCGGTCGATGCCGTCACCCTCGGGGACTGGTTCGAGACGCATGGCCTTGCCGAGATGATTGGCGGATCGGCTTACCTGTACGAGCTGGACAACAACACCCCGAGCGCCGCCAACATCGTCGCCTACGCCGAGATCGTGGTGGAAAAGTCCCGGCTGCGCACGGCCATCGATGTCGGAACCAAACTCACATCCGGCGCCTACGGACGCGGCTCGGAAAGTCAGCAACTCATCGCGGACGCTTCGCATGCGCTGTCGCAGATCCAGGTCAACAAACTGCGCGGTAACTTGGAGCCGGCGAAGATCGGCATGCAACGGATGCAGGCTGAGCTGATGGCGCGTTACCAGCGCGGACCGCAGTTGCTTGGCTCGCCGTGGCCATGGAAGGGTCTCAACGACTGCACCAAGGGCCTACGCGATGGCGTTCTGTACGTCGTCGGTGCACGACCCAGCATGGGCAAATCCATCTTCGGCCTGCAGACCGCTCTGAACAACGCACTCGCAGGTCACAACACGGCCTTCTTCTCGATCGAGATGACGGCCGAGGAATGCATGGCACGTGCTGTCGCTTGCGTCGGCGAAATCCCCCACGAATGGGTGGAGAACCCCGCCCAGCACGACATCGATGCCGATTTCTGGTGGTCCCGATTGAACGATGCCACGCAGCGCATCAGCGAATCACCGCTGCTGATCGACGAAAGTCCCGCCATCAGCATCGACCAGCTCATGGCCCGCGTGCGCCGCGCTCACCTGCAGTCGCCCATCCGCCTGGTGGTGGTGGATCACATGCACGACATGCAGCTCGATCCGAAGGCGGAAGTTCGCCACGAATACGGACGAATCACCCAAGGCTGCAAGACGCTGGCGAAGGAACTCAAGTGCCCGGTGATCCTCCTTGCGCAGCTCAACCGCGCCGTGGCCACCCGCAATGACAAACGTCCGACCATGACCGACCTGCGCGAATCGGGTGAAATTGAGCAGAAGGCCGATGTAATCCTGTTCCTCCATCGCGAGGACTACTACGACGAAAACACCCACCTCAAGGGCATCGTCGAGGTCATTCCGGCGAAGGGTCGAAACATCCGCACTGGCCACGCGATCGACCTGCAAAACACGTTCAGCGAAATGCGCATGCAGAATCTCATCGGTCCACGCCCTGCCGCACCGACTCCCGAACACACCACGAAAAAAAGGGGATTCCAATCGTGACTTCCATCGGCCCCACCGCCCGCCGCGTCCAAGGCGTCAAGCTTCCCGATCCGGTCGGGGACATCACCTGCCTTCCAAGCTCGGTGCTGATCTGCCTCGACCGGATTCGCAACCGAGGCCAGCACTTCATCCTCGTCAACCCACAAGGCCAGATCTACGCCATACCCTCGACCGACATCCGCGCCTTCGCCCTGATCGAGAAAACGCCGACATGGCTCGCTGGGGTGTTCGAAGCCCTGAGCAAGATTCATGGGAAAATCGTGTGGCGGCTCGATGGGCCGACGCTCTGCGAGGCGATCACCGCGACCTACGAGGCGATGGCATGAGACTTCCTGCCAAACAAACCGTAGAGTTCACTAACTCGCAGAATGACCTCCTCGCGCAACCCGTTGTTGGGGAGCTACCCTCGCCTGGGGTTGAGTCTGCGAATGCCGCCACGAAGCGCGCAGGCGCCGTAGCGTCGATCCTAGACGGTGGTTCGAAACCACATCGCAACGCGTCAGAGGCCCTGGTGGCATTTACCATACTCGGCGAGCCTGCCAGTAAAGCAAATAGCCGCGACATCGTGACGATCGGTGGCCGGCCCTCTTCGATCAAGTCCAAGAAGGCGCTGGCCTATGAGCGTGATGCTCTCGCGCAGATACCTACAATGTGTCGACTGCAGCTGACAATGCCCGTCGCGGTGACCATGTGGATCTTCTACGCGAGCGAACGGCCCGATCTGGACGAGTCACTGATCCTCGACATCCTGCAGAACCGCTACAAGACGGTGAAGTTCGGCGGGATGAAGGTCAAAGAGCTGGTCCAGAAGGGTTGCTATGTGAATGACCGCCAGGTGCGAGAGCGGCACATTTACCATCGCATCGACAAGGCCAATCCGCGCGCAATCATTGAGATTCGCGCGATCAACCCGGAGTTGTTCTGATGTCTGACAACGTGCTGCGCTTCCCGAGGAAGGATGAGCCCGAGCTGCCGTCGATGGCTGACACGCTGCGGATGATTGCCCAAGCGATCGACGAGGGCCAAGTGGGTCCGCGCCAGGCCTTCGTGCTGTTCAGCGAGGCCACCGATGGCTCGGGCGAGACGGACGTAGGTATCCGCGGCTTCAGCGACGACAAAGCGGCCTCGCGATTCATGCAGTCCTGGTTTCGCAACATGGGGTTTGCGAAGTAGGACTTTCACCATCACGCCAGCGGTGACACACTCCGCTCGGCGCCCAACCTGGACACGCCCATGTTCCTTTTCCGAAAGCCCACCATCATCATCTTGGAGATCACCATGCCCGGCCTTTCCGACCTGCAAGCCGCCATCACTGCCAACACGGCAGCCGTAGGAGCCAACACCACCGCAACGAACGCCGCCGTCGCTGCCATTGAAGCCGGCACGTCTGGCGACAGTGATGCCGCCGTTGAAGCAGCGGCTGTCACCCTGGCGGCCAACAACGCCACGATCGAGGCGAACACCGCTGCCCTCGCGGCCGCATCGCCGACCGCTCCTGCCAGCGGTTCCGGCGGCCCGGGCGATGTCCCCCCGCTCGGCAGCTGATCGCAGTACCTTGTGAACGCAGAGCCCCAGCAATGGGGCTTTGTCACATCAGCCAAAGGGAAGATCATGCGCATTCGATGCTGGCTCGGGTTTCACAAGTGGTACCGCGTGGGTGGCCACATCTGGTGGTTCGATGCCCATCCCTATCGGTACAAGAGCTGCACGAACTGCGACCACGACCACTATGCCGAGTAAGCCAATCGACCCTGACGCGCTGTTTCCCTGCTTTCACTGCCGCCAACGAAAGCCTAAGCTGCGCTTCGTCCAAGGCCGCTGCGCCGACTGCCATGCCGCCCACCTTCTGACCCTGCCGGAGTCCGAGCGATGCCCAAGTCAACCACCCGAACGCGACGGATGCAGGAAACGCTTGCGCATGGCGGACCCGCGCCGGGGCCAATGCTCCAACTGACGAACCTGTCCACCTCGATCCGGCACATCCTGACGGCGCGGTACGGTTCCATGCCCATCTCGGCACGGCCTTCGTTCTACCGGCGAGAGAACTTCGGCGGACAGGTGACGTATGGCTGAGCTGACCAGTAAGGGTCGGTCCTACCTAAAGGACGTGATGTTTGGGCTACCCGAGGAGCGCAAGTATCCGATGCCGGACCGTAGTCACGCCGCCAATGCGAAGGCGCGCGCCACGCAGCAACTAGCCGCCGGCAACCTCACCTCGGCCGAAGCCGCCGAGATACGCCGCAAGGCCAACGCGATCCTCAACCGCCAATGACCAGTCCCTTCACCGATGAACAGAAGGAAGCGCTGATTGCCGCGCTGTGCGAAGGGCTGAAGGAAGGCACGCCGCTGACGGTGGTATGCGACCGGATCGGCCTGGATGTCAGCACGCACAAGCTGTGGCGCAGCAAGAACGTGGACTTTGCCAACCGCATAGATGCAGCGTTCGAGCTTGGCATAGACGCCATCGCACACCGCAGCCGACTGACGGCTCGAGGCAAGAAGGAAGACGAAGGCGGCGAGTCCACCGGCAGCGTCGACCGTGACAAGCTGGTCATCTGGCACGACCTCAAGCTGATCCAGATGTGGGATACGCGCTACAAGAAGACCGTGCTGCTCGGCAACGATCCGCAGAACCCACTGACCAGCACGCCGGCCCAACTGACGCGCGATCAACTGCTCGCCATCGCGGCCGGTGGAGTGCACAAAGACGGTGGTGTAGACCCGTCTGGCGATGCTTGACGTTTGCTCCCCGGCAGCGGCAGCGCGCGAACTGTTGCGCCGAGATCGCGCCTTCGAGTCGCTGTCGGAGTACAGCCAGGCCATCGAGATCCCGGGCGCGCCGATCAGCGAGTCGCCGGACGAATGGCTATTTAAGCCCATCGAGACCAGCGTAGCCATCCACCAGCGCGTGATGATGGAACAGATTCAGGAGTGCATCGAGCAGGACTACGGCCGCTTGATGATCTTCGCCCCTCCGGGTTCGGCCAAGTCCAGTTATGCCGCTGTGGTGGCGCCGACGTGGGCGATGGGCAAGTTCCCCGGCATCCGCGTGCTCATGACCAGCTACGCCGGCACGCCGATCATTCGTGCCAGCAAGCGAGCTCGGCAAATCTGCAGTAGCGCGGCCTACGCCAGCATCTGGGAAAAGCACACGACCATCGTGCGCGGCTCCAACGCTGCCGACGAGTGGGAGTTGACCAACGGGTCGGGGCTGTTCGCTGCGGGCCTTCTGGGCGGCATCACGTCCAGCCGTTGCGACCTGGGCATCATCGATGACCCCGTGGCTGGGCGTCTTGAAGCGGACAGCGAGAACGACCAGAAGCGCACGCTCAACGCCTACCGCGATGACTTCCTGTCTCGTCTGAAGCCCAAGGCATCGATCATCCTGATTCAGACCCGGTGGAACCAGAAGGATCTGGCCGGCTCCATCCTGCCCGAGACGTGGAACGGGGAAAGCGGATACATCGAGTGTCGCGATGGCCAGACCTGGCGCGTGCTGTGCATCCCGGCGCAGGCCGACCGTGACGATGATCCGTTGGGGCGCGAGGTCGGCGACTACCTGTGGCCGGAGTGGTTCAGTCCGCGCCACTGGTCGATCTTCAAGGCCATTGCCCGCACCTGGTCCAGCCTGTTCCAGCAGAAGCCCGTGCCCGACAAGGGCATCTACTGCCAGCGGGAGCAGTTCCATCGCTACAGCAAGACGCCCGAGGGCATCCGCTGGACGCTGATCAGTGACTTCGCGACCAAGCAGGACGCCGGTGACAAGACCGCTCACCTAGCCATCGGTCTGGACCATACGGGCGGTATCTGGGTTGACGGTGGATTCAATGAGCGCGTGACCACGGACAAGGGCATCGCCGCGGGCATGTCGCTGTTGCAGCAGTACGAGCCGATGTTCTGGCTGGGAGAAAAGGGGCCGATTGAGAACGCCATCGGTCCGGAAGTACGCAACCAGATGCGCAAGAAGCGCACCTACGCAATACGCAAGCTATTGCCATCCACGGGCGACAAGCTGCAGAAGTGCCAGGGCTTCCTTGGCCACGTGGAAGTTCTTGAGGTGCACGTCAAGGAAGGGACATTCGGTGATGAGTTCATCGAGCAGATGTGCAGCTTTCCCGGTGGCACCTTCGATGACATGTGGGACTGCGCCGGCATGTTCGGGCGCGCCATCGACATGCTGCTCGAAGGCAAGGATCCGGCCGACAAACCGAAGAAAGACGAGATCATCCCGTTCACCCGCCGATGGGTGGAGTCCATGGACAACGACGACCAAGCAGACGAAGCTGCGCGGGCGCGGTACTACCGCTAATCCCACCTTTCCCCATCGAGAGCGTCGCCCATGGCCACGGAAACCCAAGACTTTGACGAAGGCGTGAGCGTCGCCACCCCCGGCAGCGCGGAGCAAGGTAACCGCCAGCCTACGCCCGAGGAAAAGGCCGATTGCGAAGCGTGGATGGGCGAAAGCGGCAAGATCATGACCGCGCGCGCCTACGACAAGGTGGCACGCAAACGGTATGCGCAGGATCGCTACTACGCCCGCGCCGATCACGGAAAGTTCTCCGTCAACGTGCCGATCGCGCAGAGCTACATCGATGTGCTGCGGTCGTTCCTGTACGCGCAAGACCCGAATGTGGACGTGGCGCCGTCTGGCTTTAGTCAGCCGCCGCCGCAGAAAGAAATCGAGTCCATGGTGATTGCCCAGCAGGGCACGCTGCCATCGCAAGCTGCGGCGACACCGGGCGCTGAACCGGGCGCACTGGCTTCCCTGATCGCGGCTCGCCAAGGCATGCACGGGGCCAACGCGCTGGGTGCGCAGCCGGGGCTTCCACCGGGCGCACCTCCCCCGCCGAGCTTTGGTGCGCCACCTCCCGGTCCAGCACCCGGCGGTCCGCCGTCCAACGCACCGCCGAGTCAGACGGGCACCGACCCGCAGAGCATCCTGTTGCAGCAGGTAACCGCGATCCTCAAGCCCTACCAGCAGCTGCGCGACGACGCCAAGCAGCTCGCCGACACGCTGGAACTGGTCATTGCCAGCCTATGGAAGAAGGCGCAGCTGAAGCGTCAGGCGCTGCCGCTGGTGAACTCGGCGCTGACCATCGGCGTCGGCTGGATCAAGGCGTGCTGGCTGCAGCGCACCGGCAAAGACCCGATCATCCAGCAGCAGATTGACGACATCCTCGAAAACCTCGCCACCATAGGCCAGACCAAGCGGGAACTGGAATCGGGTGAGGCGAAGAACGAGGACGCGCTCAAGGCGCAGTTGGCGCAGGAAATGATGGGGCTGGAAGCGAAGGTGGAGATGGTCGTGTCGCGCGGCTTCGCCATTGACTTCATCCCGGCCGAAGACATGCAGATCGCGACCGAATGCCGCGACATGGCCAGCTACCGCGATTCTCCGTGGATCGCCCAGCGCGCTTTCATTCCGGTGTCGCAGGCCAAGGCCGACATGCCAGATATCGAAAAGCGTCTGGCCAAGGCGACCATGTACTACCGCCAGAAGGTCACCGATGCCACCGCTGCGCGCGACTCGGGGTTGATGGCCTCGGACAACATCAGTGCCTCGGATGCCGACAGCTACACCAAGGGTGCCACTGGCATGGGCAACGGCAGCAACCACACCGGCATTGCCACCAGCAGCGGCGAGCCCTGCATTGCGTTCTGGGAGGTGTGGAACCGCGAAAGCTCCACGATCCTGAGCTTCGTCGAAGGTCTCGACACCTACGGCAAGGCGCCCTATACACCTGATCCGGGCAGCTCGCGCTTCTATCCGTACTTCCAATACGCCATCGGCAACGTGGACGGCGAGCGCCATCCGCGCTCACTGGTCACCCGCTCCGAAAGCCTGTTCGACGAGTACGACAGCGTTCGCACCAACTTCCGCACGCACCGCAAACGCACGTTGCCCAAGACAGCGTTCCTGGCCAACATGCTGGACAAGGACAATGCCAAGAAGCTGGAAGAGGGCGGATTGCAGGAGATGGTGGCGATTGAGTCACTGAATCCGAATCTCAATCTTGCCCAGATCCTCGCCCCGGTGAATTACGCGCGGGTCGATGAGTCGCTGTACGACACCTCCGTCATCCGTGCCGAGCTCGAGCAGATATGGGGTGTGCAGGAGGCCTTGTCCTCATCCATCCACACTCCCAAGACCGCCACCGAGGCGCAGATTCAACAGGAGGGCAGCAAGTCGCGCACAGGCTACATGCGGGCAGCGCTGGATGAGGTGATGAACGATCTGGCGCAGTACACCGCCGAGGTGTCGCTGCAGAAGATGACCGTGCAGGACGTGAAGACGATCGCCGGTCCCTGGTGCCTTTGGCCCGAGGACATGGGGATCGATGACCTGAACGCGCTGGTGAACGTGTCGATCCATGCCGGCTCGACGGGCAAGCCCGACACCGCCGCGCAGCAGCAGGCATGGGCCGCGATCTTCCCCGATCTGAACAAGGCGATTGACGAGGTTGGCGCACTGCGCGGATCGACCAAGGAAGAAGTGGCCGACTGCAAAGAGGCGCTGATTGCCGAGACCATCCGGCGCACCGGCGACCGGATCGACCCGACTGCGTTCCTGCCTGATCCGCCTCGCACGCCGCCGCCGCCGCCTCCACCCCCGCCGCCGCCGCCGATCGAGCTGACCGCCTTCGCTGGTACCCAGATTGCCGCGCTGACCGCGATCCTTGCCGATGTGAAGGGTGGCGTACTGACCACGGCGTCTGCCATCGCGCTCATCGGTGCGGTTGCTCCGGCCATCCCGCAGCACCTGGTCGAAGCGATGGTGAATGGTGCGGTGCCTGGACCCACTGATGCCCCTGTCGCGTTGGATACCAAGAACGTCAGTCCGGTGATTGCGCCCACCCCAACTGCCATCCACATTCACCCCGTCGCGCCCGGTGGGCGGCTGGCTGAAGCCAATGCACCACCAACGTCCAATGGGCATCTTCCGTCCATGCCCGCCATGTCACCCATGCCGATGAACCCTGGAGAGCTAGCCAAATGAGCAACGAAGACGAAAGAGAGATGCCGAAGTACGAGTGCCACAAGACCGTGTGGGCATTGAAGATTAAAGACGTGAACGGCCAAATAATCACGCCAGCAGACGAAGGTTATGGGTCGTTTGAAGTTCCCGCCGAAGTTTTCCTTAGATTCACTCCTTCTCCCGGCGACTACTTCGTTGTTTATGCCGATGGCTACAAGTCATTCTCGCCAGCCAAGGCCTTTGAAGAGGGCTATACGAGGGCTTCCAAATGATCATTGAAGGCGAAACCACCGACACCACCCCTACCGACCTGCCGGCTGATACGGGAACCGATGCACCTGCCGATACCACCGCCACGCCGAATGTGGACGAAGCGGCATCCTCGGCCTTTGACCAGGGGGTAGACCATGCAACGCAAAGTGATGAGTCAGCAGGCCATCCTGCTCGGGATGGAGCGGATGTGGCGGCTGCTGCAGCAGCCAAGGTGGCTACACCTGCCGCTGCTGCAGAGGTTGTGCCAGCGGTCGTTCCGCCGGTCGCTGAAGTCACCCCGGCGGCCGTGCCTGACCCGGCGGTTGAGACCGAGATCAAGTCGCTTGGTCTGAAGGCCAAGGCGGCCGAGCGCTTCCGCGAGCTGACATCCAGCCTCAAGACCAAGGATGCGGAGATCACCCCGCTGCGCGAGGCCAAGCAGAACCTGGATGAGTGGAATGGCTTCCTGCAGCAATCGGGCGTGCCACCGCAGCAGCTGGGCATGATGATCGAGGTCGGCAAGGCGCTGAACGGGACCGACATCAAGGCCAAGGGCGTGGCGTTCGACACGATGCTGTCCACGCTGCAGCAGCTCGGCCAGGAGATCGGCCGCGACGTGCCGGGATTGGTTGATCCACTGGCCGGTCACCCCGACTTGAAGGCGGCCGTGGAGAACGGCGACATCACCGAGGCACTGGCCAAGCAGCACGCTGCCGAGCGGGCACAAGCGGCGATGACAGGTCGTGCAGTGCAGGCCAACACCGAGCAGCAGCAGCATGCTGTGGCGGTGCAGACGGCAAACGCGCATCTGGGCCAGCTGGGGAAGAATCTACGCGAAGGCAACCCGGCGTTAGGGGTTCCGGCTGACCCGTTCTACGCGGTCAAGATGGACATGCTCAAGCCGACATTGGACCTGATCGTGGAAACGTTGCCCCCGAGCAAGTGGCCCGAGGCCGTGGCGCGCGCTTACGGTCAGTTGCCGCAGCCCACGGCGCCCGTCGCTGCACCATCTGCAGTGGGTAATACGCGGCAGCTGCCACCCGTAGGCCACATGCCGATCCGTCCGGGCAACGCCAGCTCCGGCATGCGGCCAAAGCCCAAGAGCGATACCGAGGCCTTCGAGATCGGTGCATTCGGTGCCGCCTCCGAGTAATCTTTCACCTCCACCCATCCCGTGACTGGTCCGAGCCAGCGCGGTCGATACCCGGGGCCGTCCGCTGTGAAGCGCGCGGCCCTTTTCTTTGCCGCTCGCTTGACAACCCATTCACGCACGGCGAGGATGCCGTCCAACACGCGGTAAGCGCCGCAACCCACGTAGCCGTAAGCCAGTGTCGCGCCTGGTAGTGCCGCATCGAGCTTCGCACCCTCGAACGTGGAAAGAAGTAACCCTACGGGGTTTTCCCTTTCCTGTTCACGAGGCCACTGCAATGCCCATCACTCCACAGCAACTGCTCAACGGCGCGAACTATCAGCTGATGAGCTACGCCGAAAACGACCCGATCGATCAGATCGAGCACGCCAAACCGTTGGCGAAATGGTTCATCGAGAAGAAGATCCCGTCGATCTACGGCAACGGCATCTTCAACGAGAAGGTTCGTATCTCGAACAACTCGAACTACCAGAACTACTCGGGTGACCAGCAGGTTACCTACAACCGTCGCGACACCGTTCGCATGGCGCCGTACATGCACTACGAGGCGCACGACGGCTTCACCCTCAACGAAACCGAGCTGGCCGACAACGGCATCATCCTCACCGATGACCAGGACGCCAAGCTGGAAGCCTCCGAGAAGGTCGTGCTGGTCTCCAAGATCAAGGAGAACTACACGGTCCTCAAGCAGGGCTTTCAGGATGCATGGGATCTGGAAATCCACCAGAACGGCTCGCAGTCCGCGCAGGCGGTTCCGGGCCTTGACTACCTGGTCTCGACCACCCCGACCACGGGCGTTGTCGGCGGCCTCGATCCGTCGGTGTACACGTTCTGGCAGAACAACGCCAACATGGCCATCAGCACCGCGACGCTGGGCACGCTGACCCAGCAGATGGAAATCACCTGGCGCGCCTGCACGCAGTTCGGTGGCCACGCACCCGACAAGATCTTCTGCGGCTCGAAGTTCCTGGATGCGTACCGTCTGGATTGCGCGGCAGGCATCGTGCGCATGCAGTCGTGGGGCGACAACAAGTCCTCGGACATGTCCGGCGGCATCATGGGCCTGTACTTCAAGGGCGTGGAGCTGGTCTGGGATCCGAGCTTCGATGCGCTCGATGTGATCCTTGGTGCGATCACCTACCCGTGGGCCAAGCGCTGCTACTTCCTCAACTCCAAGTTCATCCATTTGCGTCCGTTCAAGGGACGCTGGATGATCAACCGCAAGCCGCCGCGCATCTATGATCGATACACGTACTTCTGGGGTCTTACCTCGGATTACGGTATGACGATCAGCAAGCGGAACTGCATGGCGGTTCTCTCGATCGCCTGATCATCCACCCCAACGAAGGGCCGGACATTCCCCGGCCCTTCACGGAGAACAAAGATGGGAACCGAGTTCATCCAGCTTGCCACCGCGTTGTCGATCACGGCGACCGGTCAGCAGACCCCAATCAACCTGACCACCAGCCCCTTTCAGGGCGGTCAGAACAAAAACGCGGTGCTGTTTCTGCAGAACGCCATTGCCGGCGGTGGTGTGGTGACGATTCAGGGCAATCCCCTGATCCAGCCCAACGCCCCCGCCAGCGGTGACGCGAACTGGTTCACCATCGCCACCCTCAACGCCGCCTCGTTGCCCCAGCAGGAAATTCTGTTGCCGCCGTGGATCGCGGTCAACGTCACCACCGCAGGCACGGGCACGGTGTCGGTCGGTCTGCTGGGAGTCCAGTAATCATGGCCGACGCACCCAAAGCCGCACCAAAGCCGGCCGCACCGGCACCCAAGGCCGCTGTGGCCACGATCGAGCAGTGCGATGTGCTGATCCTTCGCGGACATACCACCTCGATCCCGGTCACCGTGTACGGCTACGAGGTGCCGGTGTTGCAGGAAATCCACGGCGACGAGTCGGTTCTGGTCACCGAGACCCGCGACGTGCCGGTACCGGAAGGGTTGAATGCTGCGCAGGCTTATACGCTGCTGGAAACCCGTTACGCCCAGAAGGATGGCGAGGATGCCATTCGCCACGTCTACCGCACCGTGCAGTCACTGGCCAAAGAGTCGGGACTGCCGTATCAGCGCGGTGACGAGGACAAGGTCAAGTACAACCAGGCCAGTGTGATCGTGCACGCGCCTGTTGCCCCAGCCACCGGCAGTGGGGATGTGGACGAGGACCAGGACGCGTAAGCACTCTGAACCTTCGTTTTCGCCGACAACGGCCCGGCTTCGGTCGGGCCGTTTTTATGTAGGACGACGGATTCATGAACCTGCTATCCAACCCGAACAACTGGAGTGATGGCACGCAATCACCGCCCGCGTGCTGGAACGGCACGTCGTATGTTGCCAGCGCGACACAGGGCGACTATGTCGAAATCTTCCTGACGTTCATAGGCTCCTACACTGGCTCAGACACACTCG